AGATTCATCAGAAAAAACAAATCCACAAGGACATGGTTAAAGCAATGTTCCCTGACAAACATGGATTCATCGATCAACTAGGCTTAGGATCTGAATACTACAACTCAAACACTCAAAACGACATGATCACAGTCGTAGAATCCTGGCATTTACGCTCCGGAAAAGACGCAGACGACGGAAAACACACAATCACTATCGAAAACTGCACCCTATTCGAAGAAGAATATACCAAAGACTATCTACCATTCGTATTCATCCGATGGGGAACTCGACCTCTAGGATTCTTCGGACAAGGTATCGCAGAACAGCTAATGGGTATCCAGCTAGAGATCAACAAAATCCTAAAAACGATCCAAGTCTCCATGCACCTTACAAGTATTCCAAAAGTATTCGTGGAAGCCTCCTCTAAAGTTGTAACGGCTCACCTAGATAACAAAATAGGCGGAGTCATCAAATACGTAGGAACTAAACCCTCCTATGAATCAGTAAGCGCAATCCCTCAAGATCTTTTTCAGCACCTTGACAGGCTTTTCAACCGCGCATACGAAATCATCGGAATATCCCAACTATCCGCACAATCTGCAAAACCAGCAGGACTTGAAAGTGGTAAAGCCTTACGTGAATTTACCGACATCGAATCAGAAAGATTCCAAGCCGTAGGCATGAGATATGAAGAATCATTCATGGAAGCTGCAAAAATTTTCATCGACATGTCAAAAGACATCTACGAAGAAACCGGCGAAATGAAAGTAAAAGTAAAAGGCGAAGGATTCCTTGAAACAATAGACTGGAAAGAAATAGATCTAAAAGAAGATCAATACATGATGCAAATCTACCCAACCTCCTCTCTATCAAAGCACCCATCAGGAAGGCTATCAGACATTCAGGAACTAATGCAAGCAGGCTTAATCGATCCAAAACTAGGCTTAAAACTCCTAGACTTCCCAGACTTAAAATCTGCAATGGATAGAGAAAACGCCGCCATAGAAGACATCGAAGCTACTATCGAGCGCATCATAGACAAAGGAGAATACTCAACTCCAGAACCTTACCAGGATCTACAAATGGGTATCAAGCTAATGCAACAATCATACCTTCTATATAGAAACAAAAACGTCCCAGAAGACCGTTTAGAACTTCTCACTAGATGGATCGAAGACGCAAACGAGCTTATGACTCGCGCCGCCACACCAGAAGTCTCAGATAAAGAACTCATGGCAAACGAAGAAGAACTCATGACTCAAGAAGGTCAACTACCTCAGGAGCTACCTCCGGAAATGGCGGGATTACCGCCGGAAGCCGCAATGCCAGAAGCCCCCATGCCAGACGCCGGTATGCCCGTAGAACCAACCGCTGTACCAGAAGTTCCGCCAACATCGGATCTTTTGCCAGTATAATAAAAAACTGCCGAAAGGCGAGCAATTACGCTCAACTAAGTAAGGAGACAACATGTCAGAACAAGCCGCACAAACAGCACAAGTAGTAGAATCAGGAAATTCGCACGATGGAACAAGCGAAGCCTACGCTCAACACGATGCCAACACTCAATTAGAACAATCCATGAATCAGAGTCAAACTGAACAGGTTCTAAAACCCGCTGGAGAAACTTCCGAAGAATCTCAGGAAGTGGAAACACAGCAACAACAACAAGAGCAAAAGGATCAATTCTCCTCAAAATTCGCAGCCTTATCAAAGCGCGAACGTGCTATCCGAGAAAAAGAAGCCGCTTTAGAGCAAAAAATCGCAGAATTAGAAGAACGTATGTCCTCTATGCAGCAAGAACCAGAGCAGCGCGAAGTAATGGAAACTTCAAGCGAGCCAGAACTACCTTTAGAATACCGACTAAAGCGAAACCCTCTGCAGACATTAGAAGAACTTGGACTAAACTTCGAAACTTTAACAAATCTAGCTTTAAATGATGGGAACTTAACTCCCGAAATGAAAATGGAACTCATGAAGCAAGATTTAGACTCTAAATATTCCAAAGAGTTAGAAGAAATCAAAAATCAGCTTCTAGAAAAGGAACAAAGAGAAGAACAGAGAAAACACGAAGAAGTTATTGAAAACTTTAAATATCAGCTAACAAATTTCATTAATAATAACGAGAACTATGAACTCATTAGAGCGAATGACGCTTCTAGCGTAGTTTTTGACGTAATCGAGGAGCATTGGAAGGCAACTGGACGAGTCATGAGCAACGAAGAAGCAGCAGACCAAGTAGAGGCGTATCTGGAGGAGGAAGCAGACCGTCTTTTCAAGAACACAAGTAAACTCAAAAGCCGATATAGCTCGGCACCGGAGCCAATGCCAACTAAAGAAGTAAAGAGTAGCCCAACACTCTCAAACAGTCTTACGTCGCCTCAAACAGAGACAAAGCGAAAACTGACGAAAGATGAGTCAATAGCCGCCGCGGCAAGTTTGCTAAGGTGGAATGAATAACTTTAACTTTAATTTACTTTTAGGAGTATAAAATGGCTTTGGACCTAACTTCATTTGACGCTGCACTTAAGCAGCACTACACAAGCGACCGTATCGAGAATATGGTTTACTCAGACAACCCACTTCTTGCTATGATTGCAAAATATGAGCAATTCGGTGGACGTAACCTTCCAGTTCCTATTGTTTATGGAAACCCACAAGGACGTTCTGCTACTTTCAGTACTGCTCAAGCTAATAAGACAAACAGCCAATTGGTTGACTTTGTTCTTACTAGAGATAAAGACTACTCTTTAGCTTCTATCGATAACGAAACACTAGAAGCTTCTAAAGGTAACGCAAACGCTTTTATGGAAGCTGCTACTTTAGAAATCGACGGCGCTATCAACTCTAACACTCGTTCATTAGCTATCGCTATGTACGGATCTGGATCTGGTTCAATCGGTCAGGTTAGCGCTGGAACAACTGGTACTTCTATCCAACTTAAAAACGTAGAAGACGTTACTAACTTTGAAGTTGGAATGGAAATCGTTGTTTCTACTGCTGACGGCGGTGGATCTGTTAAATCAGGAACAATCACTGTAAACGGTGTTAATCGTGACTCTGGCATTTTAACTGTTGACGCTGCTTCTGCTATCGACGGCGGAACAGGTGTTGCTACTGACGATTACATCTTCGTAGAAGGTGACTACGATCTAAAACTTAAAGGTCTTGCTGCATGGCTTCCTGCTTCTGCTCCAGGCGGATCTGACAGTTTCTTCTCTGTAAACCGATCTGTTGACGCTACTCGTCTTGCTGGTATCCGATATGACGGATCTGCCGAGCCAATCGAAGAAGCTCTAATCGGCGCTGCTTCAAGAGTAGGTAGAGAAGGTGGAAAACCAACTCACTGTTTCCTAAGCTACAGCAAGTATGCTGACTTAGAAAAAGCTCTTGGATCAAAAGTTCAATATGTTGACGAAAGAGTTAATGTTGAAATTGCCTTCCGTGGAATCATGGTAAACGGACCTCGTGGACCGATCAAGGTTATGCCTGATCAAAACTGTCCAGAAGACGTTGCTTACATGCTTCAAATGGATACTTGGAAACTTTACAGTTTAGGTAAAGCTCCTAAGATCCTTGATTCTGACGGAATGAAAATGTTGCGTGAATCTGGCGCTGACGCTGTAGAAGTTCGAATCGGCTACTACGCTCAGATGGGCTGTAAAGCTCCTGGATACAACGCTCGTATTCAACTTGCATAATTAAACTAACGACTAGGGGAGCCTTCGGGCTTCCTTAGTTTTTTTAAGCAGCGGGGTAGCCTCCCTCTGACTAAATGACTAACAAGGAGTCACACCATGGCAAACAGAAATTTTCACAGATTACAATCATTAACAAGAGAAGTAAAAGTACTTCACGCAAAAGTAGCTATCGGAGCTTCTGGAGCGCCAACACTTGACGCCGACAACAGCGTAGGTGTAGCATCAGTAACTCGCGACAGCGCCGGTGTTTACATCGTAACTTTAGATGACAAGTACAACGCACTAGTAGGCTTTGACGTTAAGCAAATTTTTGCAACAGCAGAAGACCTTACTTTTCAAATCGAATCAGAAGCCGTAGCAACTTCTAAGACTGTTCAATTTCAGTGTAAAGCTGCTGCTGTTGAAACTGATCCTTCAGATGGAAGTACTCTTCTTATCAAACTAGAGCTTAAAAACACTAGCGTTAGAAGATAACTAGTCTATTAACAAAAAGGACTAAAAATGTTACTGAAGGACAAAAGAAAAGGTTTAGCGACAATAATCATCAAACGTATTGGAAAACCATCAATGGATTCCGGATACAAAGAAGAAATGTCGCAGCACAAGCCTGAAGGCGAAGTTGACAACGACATGGCAAAAAGCGCCTGTTGCGATGGAATCATCAACGCTATCGAGTCCAAAGACTCTAAAGCTCTTAAACGTCATTTACTACAATTCCTAGAAATGGCAAAAGAGCATGATGATCCTATGCACAAAGAAGACTAACCAATTTTGGACGGTACAGACTAAAAACCTGTATCGTCCTTAATTTCTTTACGAGGCTTAAATGGCAATTACATTAGCAGAACTAAAAACTCAAGCCCGTCAAATGGCTGACATGGAACAAAGTCAATTTGTTACCGACGCTGAACTAACTAACTACATAAATTTTGCAATCGCAGAACTACATGACCTCCTAGTACAAACATACGGATCTGATTACTTTTTAGAATCCGTCGAAGGCACTACCACATCCGGAACAGCCGACTACGCACTTCCAGCAGACTTCTACAAACTACGAGGCATTGACGTAAGATTAAACGGAACCGACTGGTTCACAGTACCTCCATTTAATTTTAACGAAAGAAATAAATATGAAAGATTTGGAAGCTGGACACTTTTAGGAATATCAAATATAAGATACCGAGTAATGGGAGGCAATTTAAAACTCACTCCTACGCCAGATAGCAACGTAGACTACAGACTATGGTACATTCCAGTAGCTTCAAAACTTTCAGCAGATACAGACTCTTTAAATGATGTTAATCAATACTCCGATTACGTAATAGTAACCGCAGCTATGAAAATGCGACACAAAGAAGAATCTGACATAAGAGCATTAGCAGCCGAACGCGGTCGCATAGTTGAAAGAATTGAACAAGCAGCCCAAAACCGTGACGCTGGGCAATCTGAGCAAATAACTGACATTTACGCCAATAACACTGATTACATATTCTATACATCGGATAGCTAATGTCTGTAAAAAACTTTAAAAAGTTAGCTTTAAAGGATAAAGAATCTTCAAAGCTGCAAGAAAACGTAGAACTGGTTTTAAAGCCTATAATAAACTCTCAAATAATTGATGGAGTTTTATTAAAATGTGTAGACTTACAGCCAGGAAAAAGAAACGAAGTACAGCACAAGCTTGGAAGACTTCCTCTAGGCTACATAGTCGTACGTAAGCGAGCTGATGCAAGAATATGGGATTTGCAGGACACTAACCCTGCTCCTGGACAAACTTTTTCACTAGCCTGCTCTCATGCAGTACAAGTGGATTTATGGATTTTTTAAAGGAATAATATGGCTACTCCAAATATGAACCTAAGTCTTCCAACTGTATCAATCACAGAAGGACCTGAATGGGCTACAGCACTAAACACAGCTATCGAAATGATAGACGCCCACGACCATTCAAGCGGAAAAGGCTCTAAAGTAACTCCAGCAGGCTTGTTCATCAATTCAAACTTAGAATTTAACGACAACTCCATCTACGAATTAAAATCTGCAAGATTCCAGGAACAATCAGCAGCCCTAACCGGCTCCGCAAACAGTAATGGTCTACACAGCGTTCTAGGAAACCTTTACTGGACAAACGGCTCTGGAGTAGCTGTTCAACTAACTTCCGGAGGCTCCTTAGTATCCGCAACTCCAAGCACTAATAGCTATGAAACATTAGCAGTCTCAGCAAACTTAGGTATCAACTCAATAGACACTTACTCCTACTTATTAGTAGACACCACAGTATCACGAACTATCACATTACCAGCAGCTTCAGCAGTCTCTAACGGTCGTTTCTACATCATAAAAGACGTATCTGGACAATCATTCGCCAATAACATTTCAATAGCAGTAACCGGAGCCGATACTATAGACGGAGATTCATCAGCTACATTATCATCCAACTACGGAAGCTGGACAATTGTAGGCGACGGAACTAGTGAATGGCATATCTCATAAGGGATTTATAAATGTTAAGAAAACAAACAATACCGATCCCATTAGTAGAAGGCGTCGAAACTAAAATAGACGAAAACCAAAAAACTATCGGATCTATAAGAATCTTAGAGAACGTAGAATTTGAAGATCCTGGAAAGTACGTAAAACGAACAGGATATGACTGCATATCTGTA